CTATTACAGTATTTGCGGGTCTTGATACTTTATCAGCTATATCTATAGAATTAGCATATGTACCCCCACTTGTTTCCCTACAATGCCTTATCCTATAATGCGATAAATCTAAATCGCTTACGGGTGTCCAACCTAAATGTGCTTCTGTTCCAATAATATTAACACTAAAGTTTGTTACATCTTCTGGGGGTTCTGTTTTACCTACAACTTGATGTTGTATTGAAACGAATGAAGAACGACTAACAGAACTAACAGACCTTGCTCTAATATCATAAACTACATTATCTTCAACATTTACTAATTCAAATTGTGATGAACTTCCCCGCCCTAAATTAATAAACACAGAATCGGTTGATCGTTTTGCCTGTACTTCAAAATCAGTAATAAATAAATCTGTTGCTGTAACATTAACCAATAATACAGCTATTGCTTCTTCATTTCTTGCCCTTAATTCATCTGTCGCTGAAACTGTGGGTGTTTGAACTATAAATGGATTTGGAAGTGATGTATCGGCTATTTCTGGTATTGGGTCTTGAGTTCCAAAAGTATAATATGAATCTTGATGTTCTGATAATGTCAAACCTACTGAATGGTCTGCGTTTAATGTCATTCCTTGTACTCTAAAAGGTTTAGCAGAAAAAGCGGGTGTTGCATGGGTTATATTGACTATATCACCAATAGATAAATCTAATGCTGTTGCATCTGCTTTTAATGATACATTTAAACTAGACCTAGACCGCCTTAAAATTATTTCTGCCATTTCTTGTGCTTGGAACTTATTTGTAAGCATAGAAAAATCAAATCTACCCTCTAACAATACCCCACCATCTTCTGCTAATAATGTCGCATGTTGATCTGCTGTATCAACTAAGGTTTCGTCAACTGGTGGAAATTGTGCTGAATCAGATTGATAATTTTTATCTGGGTTTATAAAATTTGTAATTACTCGATTATATCTGGAATTTTTATTTTTACTTATAACATTTATACCACCTAAAATATTATCTTCTGTTAATGTAATTGATGCTGAACCTGTTGTTTCAACTAATATATTATATTTACCACCAGAAAAATTAAGATAAGACCTAGAACCCCTAACAAAATCTTTAACATTATCTATGGCTTTTTTTGCTGTATCAACAACAGTATGACTGTTCATTAGGTCAATCGTGTTAGTTGTTGTGCTATCTCCATAACCTACCCCAAAAGTGTGAACTATAAAATTTGTACCACCTAAAGGTTGAATTTGTGTATCGCATACATCTGTTGCAGTTTGCCAATCTGCAAAATTACTATCAAAATAAGTATCAGTAATACCCATTCCGAATCTATCATTTCTTAAATAATCTAATAATTGCAATATAGGATTATCAGAATATTCCCATGTTGAACTTGTATCTTTCCTATGGCTACCGCTTCCACCTGTAAGTGTTCCATCTAAATTAGGGTTATATATCTTTCTACCTTTAACTAATGCCTGTACGTTTGGTATAGAACCAAATTTATCTGCGTTCCATTCAAACCTTATTGCCAAGTAAGCTAAACCAGATAATTTATGTACTGTAGACCACCCCTCAACCTCTTGAAGTAAAGATGAAGATTCTTGTGTATCTGTTCCAAAATGTGCTTCAACTGTTATTAAACTTTGTGAATTATCTGTGTCATAAAAATTTTGATCTGAACTTGAAACAGTTCTTTGAACATTATCAGACATAGCACCAGATAAAGTTGGTCTTTTATCATTTATATATAATGCTTCAACACTACTTATTTCGCCTTCACCTAATACAACCGCCATATATAAATATTTATTATCTGTTCCAGATGTTCTTAAAAAGACAACATTACCGCCAACTTTTCGTGTTCCATAAATAATAGGTATATGTGCATTTGAACTAAATTTATTAACTAATATTCCTTTTGCATTTTGATCTGGTCTAAGTGTGCCGAAATCTGGAATATCTGGCATAGGTACTAACCAACCTATAACATCTTCAATTATATCCCCAATACCATCAACAATATCATCAATAATATCAATTATATCATCAATAGGATTCCAACCGCCCATTTATGCAAACCTCCAATTAGAACCCATATTTTTAAATCCTAATTTTTCAAAAACTAGGTCTATATGTAAACCAGATGTTATTGATAAAACTATTGGTAAATCTTCTGAAACTTTTTTGACACTATCAATTAATAATTTAACTAATTTAAAATTTCTAAAATCTTTTTTAATATAAATAATTTGTATTTGCATTATTTGATCTCTACTAAAAAAATATTCAGATTTATTAAACATACAACAACCAATTAATTCATCATTATCTAAATCTTTCATCAAAACTATTTTGCCCTTATCCAGAATAGTATTTATAAAATACATACCTTTTTTTCTATCAACATCTGGATAATCAGCTTCACAATCTTTGTTTTTATATTCTAATAATAAATTATAAATAATTTCAATATCTGTTTTTTCAGCATAATATAAATGGGTGCTTGTCATTCTCTACCCCACTTTATATCCCTAACAGTCAAGGCACTAAATACCATTCCAACATCATCACTAAAAAACCTTTGTTGCGAATTATTTGTAGTTGTTCTTCCACTTGTTTTGTTAAAATTACCCCAATGTGAACTTACAATTAAAACTAATGTCGCTGTTGATGTATTATCGGATATTTTAAATTCATCAACATTCCCATAAAATAATAAAAATGGGTCTGAAATTAATGCCAAACTAGAATTTAGATAACCTTGATAAATAAAAACATCATCATTTATTATGTTCTCGGATAAAGCTAGTGCTATATACGTTTGATCTACCCCAGATAAGCTAAGAGATAAACTATTTTTAGTTGGTGCATTTGTTTCTTGCACCCCTGTAATACCCCTTAAATGCCCATTAGAAAGGTATGTTCTTGAAGTTCCAGAAACACTAGATGTTAAATCAAAACTTGCATTGGTTAAATATATTGTGGTTGAAAACCCTATTTCAACTAAAATAACTGGTTCTATTATTCCTGTAGCTAGTTCTGTTTTTACTGCACTTGTTAAACCCCTAGCCATTTACAAACTCTCTATTACATCAAACTCATAAGTAAATAATAAATTACCATCACCATCATTTTGCCCTGTTGCGAACTCTTGGGCATCACTTGTTAAATGAACATTAAATGGTACTGAATCATAAGTAACTGAACTATCATCTGTTAATGCAGTTCTTAAAGGTGGTTCTATAGTAACTGTAGAAGCATTACTTGAACTTGTTACATCTTCAACAACCATATAAACCTTATCATGTGCAAATTTTATTAAATCACCCGCTTTTAATCTACCCGCACCATCACCCGCAAAACCATCTATAGCTATTGTGGTATCGGCTACAGCATGAACTCCATTAACTAACAAAGTTCCAGTTTCGTTTCCCTGTGCATTTAAATAGCTTGGAAATGTAATAGTAAAGTTTTCTTGTCTTGATCTTTGTTTCATAATAAATGCCATGATAGGTGCAAATTCTGACCTTTTCATAGGTGGATATTGAACTGTAAAACTAAATTTTTGTCCCTGTACTTGCCTTCTAAAAGTCTTTCCGCTATCTGTTTGGGATAACAAAGTCTTTTGATTGCTCTTAAAATTAACAGCAGTAAAGTTAGTGTTTGGTAATGCTCCACTCATACTATCGCCATTTTACCCTTTTCATTAACAGCACTATTAATAAGATTAACTATAGTACCCCTAGAATTTACTAATAACTCATTAAATCCTCTAGCATCAACTGTGCTTATATTAAAGTTTACTGTAACTTGTTTTCCCATACCACCTAATTGATTATTTGGAACTATTGTACCCGCTTGATCTGGAACAAATAATTCCGCACCTTTTTCACCGACAATACTAGGTTGTCCAACTGGTGGTCTACCACCCTTTTCAAAACCTTTGATTTTATTTATTAATGATGCACCAAAAGCCAACGCACCGCCTACAGCTAATATATTTAATGGAAATGGTATTGATGCAAAAGTTTTCATAGCACCTTCATATAGGCTAATCATGGCTTTTTTAATTGCATCTGCTTTAAACATTGCCATTGATTTACCAAAAGCCATTTGAACCGCTTCACCAACTAACATTTCAACAAAACTTTTAACAACAAATTTTCCTAAATCTCCGAAATTAAGTTTACCTGTCATAACAAAATCAGTTAGTGTTCCTTTTAATTTTCCAAAACTTTGTTTTCCAATATCTTCTATTTGTGTAAAAGCATTTTTTTGAGCATCTAAAGATTCCATAAAACCCTTATTAAATGTGTCTAAAATAGATAGTTTTTCATCTGCTGTAGTTTTGGCTATGGCTAGTTCCATATCTGCCATGTCTTGTAAGGCTACAATTTGAGGACTAGCACCACCTAAAAATTCTGAACCTGTCATACTAGCATCAAGACCACCACCCTGTAATTCTGCACCTGTTGGTTGTTGAAAACCTATTATGTCTGGTCTTGCTTTTGGAAATGCTTCTATTCCAATATTTTTAAGCTGTATTTCTTTTTCTTTTGCTTTATTTAGTTTTTCTGTAGCCTTCGTTTCATTTTCTATTGTTTTAGTAGCAATTACCCTAAAATCTGAATCCATTGCTAGTAATTCTGGCATAGCCTTTAAATGACCAAGTTCAGCTTCTAAATTTTGAACATGAATTTTTTCGATCTTATTTAAACCAATTAATTTAGCTAATAAACCACCTCTAATTTCTGTAAGCTTATCTTCAATTTCTGCAACTCTTTCTTGTCTTAAAGCACTTGTAGATAAATCCCTGTTCAATATGCCAACAGCAACAAAAAATTGCCTTGCGGTATCTGTTGCATCTATAAAACCTTCTGCGATTTTAGTAAGTTTAGGTAACATAGGGGTCATTACATCTACTGATAATTCACTCAATGCAGAAGTTAAGGCTTTAGATGTATTTGCAAAACTACCAGATGTTCTTGTTGCATCATCATGGGCATCTGATGTACCCGCAATAATTAAGTTTAATCTGGCTTGAACCTTTTCAGCATTTGTAACGTCTTTAGCATTTTTAGTTATGCCCATTCTCAATAATTCTTGTTTTAATGTTGCTTCGGTAATAACAACACCAAATCTTCTAACTGTTTCGTGATTACCAACTAATGCACTTTGAAAAGCCATCATTGTTTCAGTATCACTAGCATTGTTAAATGATGCTACGTCTACTGCTAATTTTGTAAGTTCAACTGATAATTTAGATGCTTCACCTCTAGCAAAACCCATAGGAACAAAAGTATCTTGAATAGATGATGCCATTTGTTCTAATTCATGTGTACTTCTTCCAACTTCGTTTCCAAATTGTGATAATTGTTTTCTTACATCTGTAACGAATTGACCAAAAACAACAGAAGATTTTGATTGCATTTCTTGAACAGCACTAGCCATATTGACCATTTCTTTTCCAAAACGCAAAGTTTGAAAAACAATAACACCACCAATAATATTTCTTACAGTATTACCTAAAGCATTAAATGAATTTTGTTGTGCTGAAACTGATTTTTGAACATTTGTTTTAAGGTCGTTCACCCCTTTTGTGGCAGATTGCATAGCTTGGCGGGTTTTATCTTTAGCTATAATATCTATATTTACATTTTTTGTAGCCACTATCTTGCCTTTGCTAGTCTTTGTTGTCTTTCTGTTTCCTCATGTTGGATTTGAAAGTATGCCAACCACATATTAAACTCCTCAACAGACATTTGCAATATTTCGGAAACTGACTTATGAAGTTTTTCTGCTAACCCAAAAATATTATGTAATTCTACATTATTTTTTAGTTTTTTTTATTATCTTCTATATCTGTGTTTCCTGTTCCCATAATTTTTGTAGCAACTTCTGCAATAACATTAGTATCAGCTTTAGTTTTGAAAGCTAAAACATGAGTGCCATTAAACATTTTTTCACCATCTTTTGTTAATGCCTTTTCAATAATGACATCAATTAAAACGATTAAATCGGTGTTTGTTGCACCTTTAAAAATCTTTTGTTTTTCAAGCATATTAAAAGGTTTACAAAATATAGCTTTATCGCCAACTAGATTCCATTCTGGTACTTCAATTATTTGTGTGTCAAGCTGACTAAAATGGTCACGAATACCATCAAAGTAGTCAAATTTTTGATCTGACATTTTATTATACTGTGCCTATTGTAAGACCGCCATTGCCCTGTATAGAAACAGTTCTAGTAATAACACCATCTAAGGGAACACCAACTGACATTCCTGTAACGATACCAGAACCAGAAAACTTTCTATCTCCAGAAGCATTACCCTCTGGTAAAAATGCAAAAGTTAATTCTGCTCCCTGTACTAATGTGGTTTGTCCACTATCAGTTTCGTCAAAGTTCATATCAATACTTGCTGTATATGTACCCCTACCAACTAAAAATGATTTCATTGAACTACCTAAAGCGGTATCTTCAACAACGTCATGTGTAGTATCAACTGTAAAACCTGTTGCATTACCTAGTGTAGTTCCACCGATAGTTACAACTCCTTCTTTACCATGATGTGTAGCCATTTATTACTCCTTCTCTTTAGTTTCTTTAGTTTTTTCAGCTTTTTTAATTACTGGTTTTTGATCGTCTAAAGCAAAACCATTATTCTGAAAATGCTCTATGTGATCTTCTGAACATTTTATAATAGTTTCGCCTTTTTTCATAGTAACATTTTTAGCCATTATGCACTCCCTCTAGTAAACTCATAAATTACCCTTGCTGTTATTCTTACACCGCCATAAGGATATATAGTTCCCTCGTCTGTTGATGCTTCTGTTATTTGGGTATCTATAGCATTACCATTTCTAGTTATATCATTATCTAGGGTTTCTTCAACAACTTCTATAATTTGATTCCTAACAGTATCTATATTTGTATTAGTACCTTTACCAAAAGCAACTATTAAAAAATCTATTGTACCTCTATAAGAACCAGAACCAGTATCGCCTATGCTTGAAACTTCTCTTGTTTCATCACCACTTTGAACAAATAAAGCGGGAAACTGTGCATCTGATAATTCTTCAACTTCAAAAGGCTCTCTAGTAATTTTTTTAAACTCAATAGGACTTGTAACAGCATCAAGTTTAGTAATTATATCACTAGCTATGTTTTCTCTTTTGCTCATAATCTCATTTCTTTGAAATAAAAATTATTGAATTCTTTTATTATTTTATCTTCTTCTTTATTACCAATAGCAAAAAAAGGTCTTTTTATTTTTCTTTTACCTACACCAAATGTGTCGTGATAACTTGCTATCTTTTCTCTTTCTTTGTTTGCAAAAAATAATGTGCTTTTTGAACCACCAGTTTTAAAGTCTAAACTTCTAAACATTTTACCAGTATCGGTTAAATCTACAAAACCTGTTTGCCTACCTCTTTTTCTACGACTTTTAGCGGTTGATCGTGCATATGGTCGCATATTACCGCCATCTGGAAGTTTGCCTTTTTGTGTTCTTGTAGTAATCATAAAAATAGCCATGTTTGAAACCCTATTTAATGATTTATTTATTACAGATTTTTGTTTTGTTGAAATAGTTTTTAAAAGTTTTTTAACCTCAATATCATTGATGTTAACAGAAACTTGCATTTATCTAACTAATCTTAAATAATGTAATGGTTCTTTTTCGCTATCTGAAACAGTACCGCCACCATCTTCATCATATTCAACACCATCACGCAGAATAGCTTGAAATTCTTCTTCGTATCTATCCCTGTAAAAATCTATTTGAACTTGGAATGTGTCTTTGCCCTCGCCTGTGTCTGGGTCTCTCCATTTAGTCAAAATAGGATAGGCATATTTCCATAAAGTTAAATAAACAACTGATTGTGTCCATTGTGAATTAGTTAATTTGCTATTAGTCATTTCAACAGATGTTATCTTAGTTATATCTTTGTATCTGACTTGATGCCTGTATCTTTCCCACCATTCTTCACGAATACGTCTTAAAACATCATTTTCAGCAAATTGTAATTGATCGCCAAAATCAGTAACCCCAAAACCTAGAATATCTGGTTGTATCTTTTGTAAATCACTATTAGCAACCGCAAATTCAGATGTAGCCATTATTCAACCTTTTTTGTTTTAGGTTGCTCTTTTTCCCATTCAGAATCATTTTTTACTTCTGCTTTTGGTTCTTCTTTGGGTTTTTCAACTTTCGGTTCTGGCTTGGGTTTAGGCTTTGCACTAGGCTCTTTGAAACCTCTTAAATCATAATTAGATTTATTCATTTCATAATCAGCTTTTGATCTAGTAACTATCTTACCATTTCTTTCTAATTTAATCGTGTCCATAAATAATCCTTTAGTTATAGGGGTGGTTTCCCACCCCATAGTTTAGTTGATTATTGGATTGTGGAATCTGCACCAATTTCAATTCCATAGCTGTCTTGAAGTTCTGCAACTCCATAAACTGCTGTAGCGACTATTTCGTCTGCTCTTAAACTAGCATCTCTTTGAACCTCAATTTTAAGGTCTTGCATCATTGCTAATCCTAAAGCATCTCTATGGAACATAGCACCCTTATAGTCTCCCGCATCACCTGTATTTGCCATATTAGCAGTTTCAAATACTGGAACACCAAATAAAGTTCCTATAAACCCAGTACGTAATGCTTCATTAGAAATATCAGTATCTAAACCCGCATATGTGTTAGTCATACCTCTTTTAAGGTCATGTGCTACCATTGGGTGTAGAACTAAAGCTAAATCATTCATTGGTACTGAATTATTTCTTAAGTTAGCGTGTGCTTGTGCGACTGTATCCGCTGTTAATGTTGCACCTGTACCACCAACTGCGACTGAAAAACCATCAAATAAAGCTGTTAGGTCTAAATCAATCTTTCTAGCTATAGCTTCTCCAAAAACTCGCCCAATATCTTGGGCAACATTTCTTGATGCTGAATTTCTAGCTAAATCAGTTAATGTTGTCATTAAACCAACTTCTGATGCAGTTATAGTAACTGATGTTGGGTTGATTGCTGTATTTGAAAGGTCTGTTGCTTCATTAACTGCACTTGCTGATACTGTTGGATAAATCGGCACTTCTACTGATTTTCCACCACCCGCAATGGTGTAGTTTCTAACTAAACCTTTCATTATTGATTGCTCACTAGCTGTGAACATAGCTTCTGCAACGATCTCGGTATATAGTTCCGAAATGGTTGAACTGGTTGTTTCGTTTGCCATTTAAGACTCCTTTAAAAAAAAATAATTATAATTTTGAATTAATCACATAAGGTTTAGAGTTTCGTTGCTTTCTAAATTCTGCATACTTCTTTCTATCTTCTGGATTATTCATAATATCTAAATCACTCAAATTTAAAGGCTTATTGAGTTCTTGCCTATCCACATTTGACACCGAACCAGAACCACTAGGGGTGGCACTAACAAAGTGTGGGTTTTGTGTTAAGAACTCTTGTACTAATTCATCTGTAGTTAAAAGTTCACCCGATTTATTGTATCTTGCAATTCCATTTTGATCAAGTATTTCTACATTACCTGTTTCATTTAGCTTTATATTGCCCTTTAAAAGTTCAACAACTTGGTCTGGGTTTATAGCTTTATTTTTTGATGCTGACGATAATAAAGACTTATTTATCTTAATATCTTTTAATTGATTTTCTAATTGTGTTTTTTCTTTTTGATGCTCTTGGGTTCTTGTTTTAAGTATTTCCTCGAACTCACCTTTTTGAATACGTTGCTTTTCTTCTGCTTCTTTTTGTGTTTTTACAGCAGTTACAGCTATATCTAAATCATCAACACCTAGTTTCTTATACATAGAACCCCTTTCTTTGGCTAATCGTCTTTCAACAATATTATTAACCTCATCTTGTGTGAATGTCTGTGTTGGTGTTTCTTGTACCTGTGGTACTTCTTCTTTTGTTTCAGTAGTTTGTTCTACTTGATTTTCTTCCATTTAAACCTCCATATTGGTAGTATCTTTATAACCTATATTTCCTTAATTTTCAACTAATCGTCATCTTCTGGCTCTAGCCAATCATAATTACCTTCTTTCTTTGCTATCTCTGGTAATCTTTGGAACATACCCTCATCAAAACTAGAAAAATATAAATTATCCTTATCTTCAATTACCCTTCCTATTTCTCTAAATCTTTTATAATCTTTTACAGTTATTACGTTTTTTTCTAAAATATCCTCCGCTTCATCAACTAATGCACTCATTTTAACACCTCATTTTCTAAAAATTCTATAAATTTTGGGTCAACTAATTCTTCTCTACCCATGTGGTACAAACTAAAATTTTCGGTAAACCATTCTTTTGTATTTTTAGAAGAATATCTTGATGCACCACCTTTTATACCTCTAACCTTTTGTATTAAAGCATCTTCAATTGGTATGTCAAATTCTCCAAAACCAGAAGTTCTTAATGCCTTCATGTTTTTCATTTGGTGAACTTGATGCCCAAATTCATGATATAATATATTTCTTAATCTATCAATTTCTTCATCAAAATAGTAAAAGGCATTATGCGGTCTTTTCCAACTATTAGAATTTCTTCTAGTTTCTTTAGCAACACTATCACCAAGTTTAAAATTATTCGCTAAATCTTGATCTTTTTTGAAATAACCCTTGCCCAACAAAATATCTCTAAAATTTCTTTGTGTTTTTACATCAACATTTTTTCTATTAAAATATTTGGGGTTTAAGTATAAATTGCCATCACCCATAGCCATTAATGACCTTTTTCTTGCATCAACAGTAATAGACCTAATTTTTGGAACATTATATAAATCTGCTAAATCATCTAGTTCTTTCATAATAGCACCTAATTGACTTGCTATTTCATCATCTAGTTTTTCAATTCCTTTTACATTTCCAACATTTGATGTTCCAAACCTAGATACTGGTAAACCCCTAGAATCAAGCGGGTATCTTTCATCTTTTGCATTTCTAGTAATTTGTTTTTTTAAATCAGATAAAATAACAGCACTTGAAACAACATCTACTTCTTCTTCTCTTACTGGATTATTAAGTGTTGATCTTCTACCCTTTTTAATTGGCGGTGGCGGTGCTTCCTCAACTACTGGTTCATCTGGCACTTCATCTACTGTTTCTTCACCCCATGAAGGGTCTGTGGGTATCCAAGTATGTCTACACCTATAACCACCCCTAACAATAAAAGGATCGCCTGTACTCTTTCCTTGCCATGCTCTATTGTTCCACATATCCCTAATTTGTTCTTCTGTGAGTGTCCTATTAAGCATATTCTGACAAAATGGTCGGCTATCCCTTACTAATGTTCCTGTATATGTAAAATGATTTAATCCAGATGCTTTAGCTTTAGCTACTGTGAATTGTCCATGAAACTGCATAACTGAATCATGTGCTATTTGACTTGCATAACGTCTAAGGTTGTTTCCCGCCCTATCACTTGCGTATTGGGTATGTAATTTCCTAACTGCATCTTCTACTTGTGCTTTTTTGGCACTATCAAATTTATTCTCGTTAATAAAATCAACTAATTCATTTATCTCACGAGTATTTGACGTTTTATAAACCCCATTAATATGTGATCTAATATTACTAACCATATCTTCAAAAGGTCTACCCGCTATTGTACTTTGATAAACTTCATCATTAATAACTTTTAAAAATCTTTCAGCTATATCTTCAAACCCGCTAAATGATTGTGTTTTCAAGGCATTGATTGTGGATAAGTCTATATCTGTTAAGTTCTTGAACTTTTTAGGAATAGGCATTTTACCAAAATTATCTAATACTTCTTTTGCTATTTTATTATATTCTTCATTAATTATTAGATCAGCTTCATTTAAAAATGTATTTTGTATTATTGTTCTTAGTCTGGGTTGTAATTGTATAGCTAATCTTTGTGATACTAACTGCCCTTTTGTGGCTCTAGTAACTTCATTGATAACATCATTTTCTAAAGTATATAAAACATTGATTATACGTTCTTCATGCTGATCTGCTAATTTTTCTAAAATTCTCGACATATTTTATAATGGAAAGTCTTTTTTCCATGCCCTAATAGACCAGTAAGCGGGTGAAAGTGTTTTTTGTCCTTTAACTTCTTTTAGAACTCCACCCATTCTAGCTAAAAAACTTTTTTGTCTTGCGGGTATGTTTTTCTTTATAGACATTCCTCTAGCACCAAAAGTAACTTTCTTGATATTACCTGTGGATTTGTTTTTGACATAAACACCAAACTTTTTTCTTTTAGATTCTGCTGTAGTTAATCTAAATGGTTTGTTTAATTTTACGTCTT